TTGATCAGAAAGGCTTCGTTCTCTTTTTCCCAATCGGACATGCTTAACTCCAACTCGTTAGGATTGATACGGACATCTCGCAGCTGAGTAGGTCACCCGAAGCAGCGTTGAGAATACTTGGTGCGCTGATTGCGCTTACATTATAGACGAGAGATGATGCTGCAAGCTTTGCAAACACGCTACACACAAAATCTTCTATCCCATTGAGGTTGCCCTCGTTGTCGAATAAAGGCGCAACGATCAGCAATTTAAAGGATGCCATTGGGCTAATGCCAATGTGCTGATTATTCGTAGGCGTAATGTATGGATCGTCCGGTGACACTATTACAGAATTAGCCAAAACAACTGAAGGTGGAAAAGCAAAGACTTGGTATTTAGTGTTATCTACTAGCGCGGTTGCTAAAGTAGTACGAAGTGTCGTTATCGCTACTGGAGGCATTAGCCCACCATTGAGCGAGGGTCTAGCGCGTGTGCAATCATGCCCCTTATTTTTGCCAGCAATTGCGCCGATAATCTATAAGGGGATGGCTGGAAATCAATAGCATTGCTTCCGCTCAAAGTTGCGGTTCTGCCTTGCCAGATTTCAACAGCGATCATTAAAGCTGCATTCTGGACTGCTGTGTCTGTTGTCCAGTCTGTGTATGTTCTTGAAGCGACTGAGCCATAAGGCGCAATAGCGTGCTTAGGCTGCGCTGTAGTGTGATTTGTAACCATGCTGATTGAATAATCTCCAACGGCTGTAATAACTTTATTGCCATTGTAAGAAGATCCAGAATTAGAAATTGTTACCGTTTGACCTACATAAAAAATCTCTTTGATAGGATCGTTAAAGTAAAGAGTGCCCTGCCCTACGATGTTTTCATGCGCTACTGAAAAGTAAGTAGGACTCCACAACATTGGAAGCAAGACTGCATCCGTAGCATCGCACACTTCCTGAAGCACGCTGTCACTATACAAAGTGCCAACGCCAAGAGTAGAGCGTAACTCTGCAACTGTTGTTAGTGCCATGATGTCCTTTCTAAAGACTCTGGGGAGTAGAGGGCTACTACTCCCCAGAGCGACTTAGTGAGTTTGTTACGCCTTATTGTTCTTGAACGCGCCTGCTCCGACCTTAGTAGCGATTGCTCCAAAGCCGTAGTAGCCGATTGTTACTGAACCGTTTGCAGTTGATTCTGCGCGTAGGCGGTATGTTGGTGACTCGTACCATGTGTAAGCATCTGGGTTCACGATAAGGATTGTTCCATCGCCATCGCCAGCGTTTGTTGGATCTACATAGAGGTTAAGTCCTGCAACATTACCTGTTAGTGATGTTGGTGCTACTTGACCGCCAGCGTTCATTGGCTGTGATGCTGTGTAGATAGGACGACCTGCATCGTTTAGAGACATGATGTTTGACCATTGTCCTGTTGATACAACCATGTTGCGAGCGAATGGATTAGGTAGTCCTGCTGTTGCTGCATAAACTGATGCTGAACCGCGAGCAACAATTCCTAGCAATTCTGATGCTGTTGGATATGTTACTGTTGTTGTTGCATCTGCTGTTGCACCTGAAATAAGTGCTGCATTTACTGCTGCGTTTGTTGCCTTTGCGTAAGCTGCTGCCATGTTGCGCACTAGCTCATCGAAAAATGCTGGAGATGTACGATCTAGCAATTCAACAGAGAATGTCTGTTGTCCAGCGTACTTCTGTACTGATACAGATAGGAAAGCAGCGTTCTGATCTGTGTCGCTGAACGCATCGCCTTCTGGCTCAATCGCAACAGTTGGAACTGCTGTGATCTTTGGGATCTCGAAAGTCATACCCGCATCTGGCAATACTCCGCGTGAGATTGCATCGATTGAAGGACGGATTGTTGTTGATAGTGGGTTGATGATTTCTGACAACTGACGAGTTGGGACAAGTCCTGCGTTATCTGTTGTGTCATCTGCTGCGCGTAGGTATTGACGAGCGTTGTCATCACCTAGAGCTGCACGGATTGTGTTTTCTGCGTACTTAGCAGCTGTAACTTCAATGCGTGGCTTTGTGTAGTATGCTGCTGAAACAGTTGGGCGAGCAGCTTCGACCGCTGGTGCTTCAACTGGTGTTGCTTCGACTGCTGGAGTGGTTTCTTCCACGGTGGCTGTCTCGCTTTCTGTTGGTTGGGTTGATTCTTCTACAGCAGATTCTTCTGCTGCGATATCAGTAACCTGAGCAGACTTAAAGGCTGGCTCTGTTACTAAACTTACTTCGACCAAGCGAGCGGCAGATACATAAGTAACGCCATCCTTGATCTTTGACTTGAGGACTTCTGCTCCGATAGATAAACCTGATTGTAATCCTTCTTCTGCAAGGATTAGAGCTTCTGTACCGCGCTGAGAGCGACTGATAGAAAAGACTGCATCGATTGAGTTTTCTGACTCGCTGAAAGAAACCATGCGACCCAGAGGCTTCTTGTTATCGTGCTGGCTTAGCAACTTGATTGCTTTAGGATCTTCGATAGCAATGGATCCAGAGGCGAAGATGACCTTGCCCATATTTGTAGATCCTGCTTCGACATTGAGAGGCACAATCTTGCCTGATACTGTGCGATTGGCTGAATCTGCTGTGAGATCAGCGGAGAAGGTAATTACTTGATTCATTCTAGACCATTATTTCCGTTAGGTGTTAGATCAGTCATTTCCATCGCTTGCTCTGGGGTAATCAGGTTAAGCGTTAGCAGTTTTTCAATGACTGCCAATTCTTGAAGTGGATCAGTACGCAAGAAGTTCTTATCAATATCAAACTTGACTACATTGCCACGCGCAGTAATGTCATCCATAGACAGGCGATCTTCAATCGCTGTAATGAATGGTTGTAGAGATAGTGTTAGAAATTGCTTGCGCTCATCTTGCACATTTGCATAAGTCATAGAGTTATTCTGATCTGCTGAAACATAGTAAGCAGGTACATTGCATAAACGAGCAATCTCTGTGGCAAGATTGAAGATTGCTTCTCCGTACATCATGTCCTTTGGTGAGAATGAGACTGGAGTGTATTCAAGAGTCGATGTTAGATATGCAGTTGAGCGATTGTTGCGAGCATTACGCCATGCAGCAAGAAGTCCGGAGACCTCTTTAGGATCTAGATCAGCACCGGTGTTTTTTATGTAACCAGTTGCCATTGGAGTAGCTGCTGCAATCGCGGCTGCCTTCTGCACATCGATGGCTGCACGAATTGTAGAAGCACCGGTGTTTAAGATGCCATCGCTTAGTGACTGGAATGTAACAAGAGATCCCAAGCCGTCCATTGGTAATGTAATGCCATCAACTGCATAAGAACGAACGAATGTATTTGTGCTATCAAGAGTAATCGTTACTCGATTGTTAGCGATCCACTCAAAGCGAGATGGTCTGCCATCTTCCTGATAAACCTCAACGACTTTCCAAAATGCTTGACCATATAGAAGTAATGAATCAACAGTCCATGCAATCGTTACTGATCGTGGCTGTGAATATGAAGGTTGCTCTAACCATGCAGGTGAGCCAAGTTCTTCGTTAGTAGATTTTTTGTAAAGCTCTAATGGGATTGCTCCGATTGTGCCAGCAAGTAAATTGCGGCAACGCATAAGTGCCGGAACTGACATCGCTTCTGTGCGACCAATGTATGCAGTCTGAAACGGCATTGCATAAGGTGAATACTCGCCAAGGACTTGTGGCGCAGCTTGTGCCTGAACTAAAGGCTTAGATTCTAGACCAAAGGCTTGCAATAATTTACCCATAGACATAAATGGTAGCACATGTCAAGCATTTGACATATTACATAAGGTGTGTCTAAGTGTAAATCTGTGGCTTAGCAACTGGGATCATTAACTTGCTTACGACCATTGCCAGACCAATGGGAGCTGAGATATCTCCGGCTGACTTTCGCTTGATAATGCGCCAAGCCGAATCATTGACCTTAGCTGCGCAGTTATTCATCTGCTGGATCAACTCGGCTTGACCATTATGGACTACGCGAGCATTGACCAACCCTTCTAAGAGGTCTCCACAGGCTTTGTAGAATTGTTGCCCCGAGACATCCTCAACCATAACTCCAGCATTGGCTAGGCGATCTGCAATAGTCTGGGTGGCGTACTTGTCAAAGCAGACAAGGCGTGGCTTATAAATGTCGCACCATGCCTTTATACTTGCTGCCATCTTTAGCTCATCGATTGCAACCTGAGAGCTGTAAGTTTCCAAGATCCCGATGCCAATCCGTCCGTCTGGCAGTAATTGTCCTGCGACTAATGATCCGTTGCGCCTAGACGGACTGACATCGAAACCGAATACAGTATAAGCCCCAGCAGCCATTTCTAGTGTGTTATCGGATGTGTCCTCTAGGACTCCATGCGGCCAAGGACTACTTAATGAGTCGATCCATTGACAAAGAGTTTCAGTACGCGTGTTCTCAATTGGTGAAGTAGCAATCGCTTCTTCAATCGCTTCTTCTGTGATGGTGTATCCCAAAGAGGGGTTAGCCAAAGCCCATGCATTGCGATCGTCTATCTTGCAGTACTGAGGTGCTGAGTACTCATAGAATCCAAAAGACTTTGGTGGATAATCTATGGCGCGCTCTCGTAAGTCATTAAGTACAGTTGAGAACGCATCTCCAGCATTACTTGTGAGTAATGTCTGAGAATTTGGGTGCGCTCTAGTCGTTGGAGTAGCAGCTCTAAATCCATCTTCTGTGATCTCTCGGACTTCATCGATGTAGAGCAATCCATTAACGCTTCTGCCTCGACTGCCGTCTCTAGTTGCTGCAACGACATCAAGCCTTGCTCCAGATAGCATTTCAATGCTCTCAGTTCCGTTAGCGTGTCTAATCTGTTTGACGAATCCTTTAAGGTGGTCATTGGTCTCCAATAGGTGAGTGACTTGTCTAAATGTGTCTAAGGCCATGCTTCGATTAGAGGACATAATAAGAACATTGGTATTCCACTTAATCAGGTGTGCAAGTATTAACATACGCGCCAGATGTGTTTTGCCATTCTGTCTAGCCACCAAGATTAGGTTTGTCTTACGAATCCAGTTGCCTTTTTTGTCTGTGGTCAACATATCCTTAAGCACAAACTCTTGCCACGGCATGAGATCCATCTTAACGATTGCGCATAGATCTTTTACATCTTGCAGCTTGTTTTGACCCTTGAGAAGTGGACTATGAAGCCTTGGCTTGGTTGCCCCTCGTAGGGCTTTGGACTTTCTGGGCTTAGTTGTCATTGATCTGGACTGGGTCGGGTCTTAAACGGACTGTCCAGCATTGGTTCGGACTGTGTCGGGGAGATATAGTCGAG